TTCATTAAAGGGTAAGAAGAATATAAGGTAGTATCCTGTGTAGGGAAAATTTTATAAACAGCCATTTATAATATTTTATTATAAATATGCAATTATAAAGGAACTACTTTACCTCTTATATCAGTATTAGGATATCTTAATTCAAAAATACTAGGATCTAATGAAGGGTAAATTATTTGGTTTTGAGTAGCTGCAGTTATGTCATAAGCATATTGAGAATATCCTGAGGTTGTTCCTGCTTTATTTATTATAGAAATATTTTTTATGGTTTGGACTCCTGTTATTTTATCTAATAAAACATATATATCTCTTAGCAATATAGGTTGGTTTAACTGCCATTTATTTATATCAAAATGATCTTTTAGAGCATTAACACAAACTAATAAAACATCATTATTATTAAAATTAGGTAATACTACTATTTCAAAGTTTATAGCTATATTAATAATAAAAGCATCTCTAATTTCAATATTATCACCAATCATTCTATATTGGGAAAGATATGTTCTTAAATTATTTTTTAAAGTTGTTCCAGCATAATCTAATTGACCATTTAAATTTTGAGTTAAAATATACATATTTAATGTTTCAATAGTTGAAACTTGTTTATCAGTTAATTTAGGTTGTTCAATATATGCTTTAGATACTGCACCGTATTCTGAAGGCATACTTAAAGCTCTAATTAAATAGTCATCTGCTGTAACTGAGCGTTTCTGGGATGCTATAAAGGCTAAAGTATTTTGGCGAATTTCTTCAATTGTGTCACCAGCTTTTCCTCCTGAGGCTGCTAAAGGATTGTTTGGGGATAAAGAATTAAATATGTAATTAGCAGTAGTTGGGTTTAAATTTGTGTTATTAAATTTAACATTAGTAGAAGAAATATTAGTTAATGTATTTGAATTCACATTAGATGAAACTCCCCCTCCAGTTAAATATCTAATACTTAATGTTGTATTTGAAGGAGAAATACCGTATGTTTCTGTAAATAAAAAATTTACTGGGGAATAAGCTGAAGTTAATTTATTTTTTATAAAAGGCAATCCAATACCAACATTATTTGGATTTGGGGTTATTTCCTCATCAATATTATTTGGAGAACCAGCTCCAAATTGGATTTGAATTAGATTATTTGATAATACTCGAGTAGTAAATCTACGTTGGATTTTTTTAAGTTTTAATAAATATGGAGCATCTATCCCTCCATTAGGATCATTTATATTAGTATTTTTTATACTATCTAAAACCATTTCTTGACCTAAATGATCTACTTCATACCATATATTTCCATCAGAATCTATAATATCTAAAATTTTAATAAAATTATTTGCAGTAATATTGATTGTAGAAAAAGGAATAGGTTCAGTAAAACTAAATGAAGTAAAATTAATAGTAGAAGAAATTGCATTTCTACTTTTCTTTAAAAGAAAATATTGAGGAGTATTTCCAGCAATTTGGTATATTGAAATTTCTGTTGGATCTTGAGAACTTGAAAAGGAAAAATCAACTTTATCCTGGATAAGGAAAGAAATTCCATTTTGAGATGTTACTGAGGTATTTTCTCCAATTGTTAAAGAATAGTCAAAATCAGGTACTACTTCTCCAGCTACTGTTTTAGCAGGTAATTGTTGATAAAAATCAATAGTAACTTGTGCAACTGATGATAATTTAGGTTTATATCCAAACATATATGCTAACTCATAAATGTTATTAGTTTGTTGAGCATATTGAAGAAAATTTTCTTGTAGCTGGTTGTCTAGGTAGAAACTTAAAACATCACCAACATATGCTGCTTGTTCTATAAACATCATACCAGGTGATGCTTGAGAGAAATCATTATATGTGTTAGGAAAATATGTTTTTGAATATTCAATTAATCGTTGTCTAAAATCAGAAAAATCACGATTAATATATTTTATATCTTTATTTGTATTAGCCATTTTAAAGTTGAATTTCTAAAGTATCTGTTATATTAGTATTGATTATTGAATATTTTAAAAGTACTGTGATTTGATTTAAATCTTCTTGTCCTGAAACTATTAAATCATTTATTTCAATATTGGGGAAAAATATTGCAAGTTTATCATTTATATCTTCTCTAAGGGAATTTAAGTTATCTGTGGTAATTTGTTCAAAAATAAAAGCACGCAATCCACCTCCAAATGTTGGATTTAATAAACGTTCTCCAGGATTAGTTAAAAAAAAGTTAATTAAATTATTTTTAATAGCATCTTTTGTTTGATAGTTTGATATAAAAACAGCAGGACCATTAAATGGAAGATTTACTCCAACAGCAGCACTGTTATTTAAATCAATAGGATATATTTGTTGAGGATTAAATGCCACTATTTATTATTTAATAAATTCATTATTTGGTCCATCCCTACTTGTGATTCTACAGTTCGAGGAGGAGGGTTATAAGCTTCTTTAACTATTTGTTTCGATGAACGAACAGCTTCTAAAAGAATATCTTTTAATTCTTCTTGGATTGCCTCTTTAACTGATTCTTTGATAATTTTTTTAAATTCTGATGGTTTCATATGGTTATAAATATAAGATTAATCTGCTTTTAAATTATTTTGTTGTATGTAAAATACTAGTTCATCTATTAATATCTGATCAATTGAACTAAAAGACCATTCTCCTTTTAACATTATTACACCTTGTTTATTTTGGGCAATAGCTCTTCTACGTTTTAATGAATTTGTTGTATTTTCTGTTTCAACATCTATTTTAAACCCATTTACATTTGTAACAACAGGGGATTCAGATGATTGGTCTTGAGTTAATGATACTAAATCACGAGAAATGGTTTCTTGAGCTAATTCATTGTTAGGAGAACATTGTTGAATTAAAGTATCAAGTAAAGATAAATATTGCAATAACTGAGTTAGGGTTTGTCTTATTATAACTAATATAGTTAATAATCCTGTATTTGCTGTTTTTAATTTAGTTATGGTTTTACTAATTGTATCTTTACTATCTTGTACTCCTAATATTGCATTCAATGGAAGACCCACTCCCGGTGGGACAGATGAAGGGAGGGGAAGATTTTTTAAAAGTCTAAAGGCTATGTCAAGAGTAACTATTACACCTTCAGTTATACCTAATATTTTAGTTGCTCCTTCTATAATTTTTAAAGAATTATTTATTTGTTTTACTAATTTATTTTTGCGAGAAATTAAATTTAATATTTCTGATTCAGAAGGACACGAAACTTTATCTTTTAAATTTAATGGGTTATTTTTATAACTATAAATTGGTGTTTTATTTTTTCCTGCTTTTTTCTGGTCTATTAATTGGGCTGCTTTTGTAATTCCAAATTGAGCTATTAAGGTTATAGCTAAAGGTAAAGCGGTTCCTTTAAGATTTATAACTAAATCAGTAAGTTTCTTTTGAGCAAAATATTCTGGGGTTTTTTTTGATGTAGGGGTTAATTCTTCTAATGTTTGAGAGTTAAACTGGGAAGCTTCAATTTTATCAGCTTCTGTAGCCTCCTCAATAGGGGTCATTTGGATGACTCCTAAATCTTCTTTTACAGTTCCGTCTCCTTTATATGGTATTTTTTCTATAGTTTCATAACCAGGGGCAGAAATAGTTATTATAGGTAATGGGGGTGATGTTGGTATAGGAGATTTTGGGTATCTAAATTCACCTATTCCTTCATTAATTAATTTTCCATTTTCATCAAATTCATATAAACCCAATCTTTCATTACTTTCAACCATTTTTTTAACGGCTTCAAGGCCAGAATAAACATATCCATTTTCATTTACTTCTATGTTTTTAGAATCAAATAATTGAGTTACTATTAGTTTATTATCATAAAATATATCAACTTCATACCCACCATTAACTTCTCTATATTCATATCTATATGAGTTAGGTATCGGAGCAATAGATGAAGATAATTGAAGAGTAACTTCTCCTTTATTATTAGATATACTTTCTGTAACTGGATATGTATATGGGTTTGTAATCATTATTTTTATTTTATCCTTTAGATGAATCTAAAGATGGAGGGAGAAATGTTAATGAGTTTTTATTAGGGAGGGGAATCTGAGTTGGTTTAAGGGGATTAAGTCGAGGTAAAGGTTCTTGGGTTTTAATTGTTGCTCCTTTTATAGGTTCATTAGTATTCCCAGAAACTATTATTCCTTGGGTTTTTACAAGTATATCTGGGGTTTTAGTTTTATTTAGTATTTCTAACCAAATACCATAATATTTATTAATCTTATCAAGGCCTTTTACTCCACCATTTACTGTTTTTCTTGCATTTGTAAGATTACCTTCTTTAACATACCCAAAAGTAGAATTCTTTTTTCCACGAAGTATTCTTGACATATATTCAACAGCTATGTTATAGCTATTTTTTTCTTCTAATGCTAAATCCCCATTATTTACAAGATCTACACCTATTATATTTCCAAAAAATTCATAATTACCTTTTCCTGTTAATTGAATTAATCCTCTTCCAAAATAAGGTAATCCTTTTTTATCTATTCCTAAATTATAATAATTTAATTTACCATTTTCAGTACTACGATAGTAATTAAGGGCTTTTTGGCATGGTCCATTAGGACCATAAGGTAATCCTTTTTTAACACATAAAAAATCACTTTCCCATCTTTGTAAAGAATAAAAACTTTCTTCTGATGCTGTTCCTAATAAATAAGCAGCTTCTTTTACATCATTTATTCGTTCATCAAATTGAATATTTTCTAAAACAAGACGTAAAGAACCACTAAAGATAAGTTTTTCAGGTGGGTTTTTAGTTTTATAATGTTCTTCAATCAGAATCATTGCTTCATCTACATTAAATTTTACAGGCATATTTTAAAATTATATAGTTTTTACAAAATTAGATTTAATACTATCTATTTCTGCTAAAATTTTATTTAAATTATTAGAAGCAACAGTAGCAGTTGTATTCATTAAAGAATCAGGAACAGGAACTCCTTCAGGATATATTTGAGAATTTTTTAAAATAGTTGATATATTAAGTAATTCAGTAATTACAATTTTTAACAATTGAATAGTATCTTCTCCTTTTAATATAGATTGAGAAGCACTTTTATTTCCTAATCTAATATCTACCCCATCAATATAGATTTGTTTTGCTTCTAAGTTTATACTTTGATTAGAAGATAAACCAACAGACTTTTGTCCACTTATTAAAACACTATCAGATTTTGCATTTAAAACTATTCTATTTGAATTAAATATTACCTGGGGTTGATTAAATTGTGAAGGGGTGATAGGGGGTGTAGTATAAGAAACAAAATTTTCATTTGCTAAACTAAAAGGTAATTTTTGGTAAGATGTTAAATAAATAGAAGATAAATCCTTACTTATATTTTCAGTAATAGGTTCAGCACCAAAATTATTAGAATTTGGATTCTGGCCATTTCTTAAAATTGTTATTGGATCTCCATTATTTCCAGCGGTTGACCAATTATTAGCATATTGACTTTTTGATTTTGCTGTGGAACCAAATCTAATACTATTTCCCCATCTTCCCTCATAAATTATATCTCCTGCAAAAGACATTAAGGGGTGAATATTTTCTTTTTCAACAAATGTAGCTTGACTAGGATTAACAGGAGAATTTAAATTAATCTGAAGAAATTGGTTATCAACTATGTTGATTGCTCCTGTTTCAATTTGAGTATAATTTAATTTTTGAGAAGGAGGAGTCAGATCAGTTATAGGAGAAGGATATGGATTTGAATTTGGAGATAATGATCCATATAAAGATATAGGAGGATCATATACCCATTTACCTCCTATAGAATTAGGAGAAACTATTTGATATACATAAACATATTCATTTACTAAGGGAAATTTTTTTTCATTGGGGGTAGATGGTGTTGCTACAAAAACTTGGGGTTGAGCTACTGATTTGACTGAAATTGTTTCTCCTGTAATTTGGCCTATTTGGCTAAATCCTAATAATGGATTAAAATCTGGGTGGTTTTCGTCTAAAATAATATCTAAAATCCTAATAAGGGTTTTTCCTCCTTTAGAAGAAGGAGATGATGGGTTGCTAGGTTTATTTCCTAGAGCCCTGTTAGCCATTGCAGGAAAACCAAATTTATGTGACATTATTTTTTAGAATTAAAATTTTTAACTTCATTTAATAATTGTTGTTTTTCTTCTTCAGTCATGCCAAACCCTTCTTCTTCTGATCTTCCAGAAGCTAAAGCACGTTGAACAATAGTAGCCATTTTA